TTCTTTTAACACTTCTAGGTGTTTCGTGGGTTGCATCTTCACGTGTAAATAATTTGAATAGTATATTTTATGTATTGCTTGTTTTATCTCTAATATCTTGGGTCTTGATTTACGAATGTGAAAATAAGAAAAAAGAGGGTGCGTGGATACTTGCTATTTCAATTATGTTTTCTTTAATGGCAATAATTGTTGGTAATACAACAAGTCGTCTAACACTTGTCCCAGTTGCTACATGGATATTATTTGCATTGATAATGAATACAACGGAAGTTCAATGGAATATCAAAAATGTTTAAAAAACTAACTTGAAATATATATCAATAAGTAAACACAATAACTAAAAAATGGCTGACGAATTAAAGAAAATTATTAATTCTAATCTTTGTCCTATTTCACAAGATATTATAGTTGATCCTGTTATCGCTGATGATGGAAAAACTTATGAAAGATTATTAATTGAGGAATGGTTGTCTAGAAGTAAAAGATCACCGATAACGCGTGAAGTAATTTCTAACAAATTTATTGACAACACAATTTATAAAAGTATCATAGCTAGATTAATTGAAATTGATGAAATTTTAAAAAATAAGTATATTGAAATAAAAAAAGAACTTTCATCTTTAAATGATTTAAATATAAAACGGGTTGTAAAGCTTTATTTTGACAATAAAGACAAATGTATTAAATTATATGGTCCTATTGAAGATTGGAACACGTCAGGTATTACTGATATGAGCAATTTGTTTAATAAAAAAGAATCTTTCAATGAAGATATTTCAAAATGGGATACTTCTAATGTGACTGATATGAACGCTATGTTCAAGGATGCCAAAAAATTCAATCAACCTATTGGTAGGTGGAATGTTTCTAATGTTGAGAATATGAATCGTATGTTTCAAAATGCTCGATGTTTTAATCAAGCTATTGGTGAATGGAATGTTTCTAATGTTAAAAATATGAATTGTTTATTACTCGACGCTATTAATTTCAATCAACCTATTGGAGAATGGGATGTTTCAAATGTAACTACTATGAGAGGTATGTTCCTTGGAACACTTGAATTTAATCAACCTATTGGAGAATGGGATACTTGTAATGTGACTGATATGTCACAGATGTTTTCAAATGCTAAAAATTTTAATAAAGATATTTCAAGATGGGATACATCCAATATAACTACAATGGTTGCAATGTTTGCTTATACGAAGAGATTCAATAAACCTTTAAATAGTTGGAATCTTTCTTGTGTGAAAGATTTGTTGGGAATGTTCAGTTACGCAGAAGCATTTAATCAACCTATTAACAAATGGGATGTATCTAATGTGACTAATATGCGTGTAATGTTCTGTCGATCAAAAAGTTTCAATAAACCTATTGGGAAATGGGATGTTAAAAATGTTGTGAATATGGAAGCAATGTTCTATGAATCAAATTTTTGTCAAAACATTTCAGGATGGAATCTTAAAAATTTGCGAGAAATTGACGGAATGTTTAAAGGAACTCGCATGGAACGCGTTCCTAAATTCATGCCAAAATTTATTAATACTTAATTTAGATTTTGTTGTGTTTTTTTGCCCTAATTGTGTCTACAAACTCAATTGATCAATTATAAACGTTTCTGACAAATTAATTTCACGTACTAGACACCACAAACGATTTACTTCTTTTTCGTAATCAATATTTTCTTGAAGAAGTTTAGTCCAAACAAAACGAAAGTCGTAAGTCCAGGCGTCATTGTAATTAAATAATGGATTATTATTTTTATTTTCCTTTTCTGTTTTAAATTCTTTATGAAGAGTCAAATTTTTACGGATGTTTCCATCTTTTTCCATCAATTTTGAAGGAATTACATAGAAATAGTTTGTGCCTGCTAAATTCAACCAATAGAAATCGTTGTCATCAATACCGTATGGTTGTTTAGTATCTTTTCCATCCCTTTTCTCTAATTTAAACTGAAACGAATTTTCATGATTACCCTTGTAATTAAAAGCTTTTTCTTGAACTTTTACAAATCCATCAATAATAAAATCGATCGCACAATTATCAATTTCTTCCATATCAAAGACTTTCGATAAAGTTTCTTGGCGTTTACGTATATATTTGATTTCAAGTTGTTTATTTTCATTACATAATAATTCAATATCACTGAATTGTTTTTCAAGTTCCTGATACTTTTCGATATATTCATTAATCTTGGCAATAATATCATCTTTTTTAACGTAATGTTTTTTAGCAATTTTACTATCATAATCTAAACAAGATTTAATACCAGTTGAATAAGGAGGTATTATGATAAACTCATCAATTTTGGCATTATAGCAAATAACAATCATATTATCATAATATCCAAATCTTTCATATGAGTCCTTAAATTTATCAGGACAATTGTATCTTTCCATATGAAACTCTGAATTTACCGTGTTAGATGCTTTCATTTGAATGGGAAACCAGGTTTGTCTACTTGTCCCCTTTTTACGAACAACGAGGTCAACAAAATGTCCTTCACGACCAACTTCTTTAAATTCAAGATTTGAATCTTTTATAATTGCCATTAGTCTTTTTATAGATATGTCTTCGGTATTGTAACTTGACTTTTCAGGATTAGCCTGACGTTCTTTCATTTTTACTGACCTAATTTTTTTGCTATTTTCTTTGCGTTCACTTGCGGATACAGTAGGTTTTTTTGCGTAAGCTTGAACTTGCATTTTTTCATATTTTTCACCGAATTTGAAATTAAAAAATAAACGATCAAATAGATATTGTTTACCTTTCAGTTTAAGTCTAGCTTTTTCAGCCTTAATTATTGCGTTGAATTCATCTTCAGTTTCTTCAATACAATCTTCACCATATGTTTCAATAAATTTTGCGTATGTCCAAGTCATGCTCAAAAATATCTTCTACTCGAAAATATCTGTGCGTCTTATCTTTATATGTTTTTATTTGATTGTAAATTTACTCTTTTTGTAGTATTTAATCCTTTTCTTAAATTTACTTTCGTAAACTTTTGTCTGATCAACGATATCTAAAATATATGGAATCTTTAATCTGTTTTGAGGAGTTTGTCGAAGAATTCTTCCAGCACTTTGGATAACATCTGATTTCGGGCTAGCAAACACAAGAGTGTTCAATGTTTCAACATCAAATCCTTCTGATACGTAACTATAAGTTGCTAAAATTACGGGTTTCTTGCAATTTTCAACAAGTTTTTCATGCTTTGTGCCACCAACAGCATATCCTGCTTCAATGTCCATTTCAGTTAATTTTTTCTCAATATCTTTAAGCTGAGATAACCGCTCGCTCAGAATCAAAATGTGTCGGTTATGCTTTAAGAACTTGTCAATATAGGCACAAATAAGTTTTGTCCTTTTTGAAGACGAGACAAGTTTTGTGATCATAGCGGCCGAATTAATATTTCCTTTAAAATTTGTAATATCTTTTTGATAAATTTCATCAGTAAATTGAAGCTTCTTAACAATCACTTCGCCAAAGTTTTCAATAACTGTTGGAGCAAATGTTGGCCCAATAAAATAGTTCAATACAAATTCAGTTTCATCTTTCCTTTCAATTGTCGCACTTAAACCTAAATTAAATTTAGAAGAACACTTTGAAAAGGCACGAGAGAATACGTTTGCGGATAGGTGATGCGTTTCATCAAATACTGTAATTCCGAAACTATCAAATGCATTTTTACTAAAATCTTTCATAGAAACACTCTGTAGCATTGAAATAACAATATCCTTATTTTCAATATCAAAAGTTTTCCCTTGAATTTTACCAACATTTGCATTAGGTAAAAACTGTTTGATGCGATCAACCCACTGATCAGCAAGAAATTGCTTATGTACAACAATCAGTGCCTTTTTCTTAATAAGAGAAATCACATATAATGCCAAAGCAGTCTTACCACCACCTGTTTTCAAGTTGAGAATCGCTCCGAAATTTTCCTTAAATATTGGCAAAAAATTTTTCATTAAATCTTTTTGGTTCTCACGTAACGAACCATTGAAACTCAATGTAATGTCATCGCCATCTGGAAGGTTGTAATCTGCTTTACCAAATTTTTCAATACCATAATATCGAGGAACGTAAAGATTATTTTCGCTTTCCAAAAAAATCGGAAAAGGTTCAGGTAGACCGCCATAATTTTGCATTATAAATCTTTGAGATTTGTAAGGCTGAACTGTCAATTCTTTCCTAATTTTTGATAATTCATTGATGTGTTTTTCTTTATTGATTACGTAACCTACGCGTTTAATCATCTTGTTAAAAATATGATTGATTCATATCTTTATATGTTTATATTTAACAAAACTTTCGAAAATTCTCGGGTTATTTTTTCGTTTTTTTTCGGGTATTTATAAGGTATTTTTGATACTTTTCCTAATACATACCCGAGAATTTTCGGGTTTCTGACAAGTCGAAATCCCGGGGGGCGTCTCTAAATTTCAAAAAAGTTTTGTTTGAAATCCTAATTGGTCAAACGTCAATTTATAAGGGAAAAGTGTTAATTCGCGTGTTATGACTTTTGATACCATCCCTAATACAGTGTTTTGCCTATTTTTTGTTAGGATGTGTTTTGAACCCCCTCCTTATTGAGAAAAAGTAAAAATTTTTCATCTCAATGTACAGAGGGTTCTCCTCCCTGTTTTTCAGGTTTTCAAATACCCGAAAATTCTCGGGTTTTTTTTCGGTCTCGTTTTTTCTTCTTTTTTGTATCTTCTTCCTATTCTTTTTTTATTATATATATTTTTTTTAAAATAAATAATATATAAAAAGGTAATAGATAGAATAAACTCCTAAAAAGAAATAACCATATAAAGAAACACAACCCGAGAAAATCTCGAGATTTTTCGGGTTCAAAAATCTAAAACATCTTTTAAAAGGAATTTTATAGTAAATCTCACACATTTGAAAAAGTCAATGAATTTCCTTATTAATTTTTAAAAAATGTTTTAATTTTTTTTATATAATAAGTATAAGTATAATAATAATGTTTCAAACTGTACAAGATAAAATTCGTGTTTCTTTCGATGGCAATGAATTAAAAGGAATTTCAAGTGATGAAACACTTACAGGTGAACTAAGAAAGAAAATTGAAAATAAAATTGCAGGAAAATGTAACTCAAAGGGGTATATCGTGCCAGACACTATTGAAATTATCGATAAGACGAAGTTCTCAATTCCAAACGAAAATCTTAAAATTATTTATATTACTGATGTAATTGTTAAGTATGAACTAATTACTCCTATTCCAGGTTCGACATTTGAGGTTAAACAAGTAAGCAAAAATC